GCGTCGCCGCCGGGCTCGTCTTCGGCGTCGCCGTGCTGCTCGCGGCGTGCGACCGGCGGGGTGCGCGGTGAGCCGCCTCCCGCCCTGGCACTGGCGCCTCCCCGCGCCCGTCGCCCACGCGTTCGGCCTGGTGCTGCTCGAGGGCCAGGCCGGCGCGACCTTCGCCCGCGACGCGCACGGCCGCCCGCAGGCCCGCGCCGACGGGGTGCTGCCCAACGGCGAGGCCGAGCGGGCCCTGATGGAGCTGCCCGGGTGCGCGCACGACGGCCAGGGCTGGGTCTGGACCGGGAGCGACGAGGCGGTCGGGCAGGAGCGCGCGTCGTGACCGAGCTGCTCACCCACAGCCGCCTGAAGAGCTACCGCGCGTGCGCCCGGCAGCACCGCTACGCCTACACGCTGGGCTACCGCCCGGCGCGCGAGGCGAGCGCGCTGACCTTCGGCACCGCGATCCACGCCGCGCTCGAGGCGTACTGGCGCACGCGCCAGCGGCTCGACGCGGACGCGGCCCGCTTCCCCGGCGACCTGGCCCTCGAGGCCGCGCTCGCCGCGCTGCCGGAGTTCGAAGACGCGTACGTCGCCGCCCGCGCCCGCGCGATGCTCGTCTTCTACGCCGAGCAGTGGGACGGACGGGCCGTGGAGGTGCTCGCCGTCGAGCGCGTGTTCGAGCTGCCGCTGCTCAACCCGGAGAGCGGGTGCGCCAGCCGCACCTTCCGCCTCGCGGGAAAGCTCGACCTGGTGCTGCGCCTGGAGGACGGGCGGACCGCGGTCGTCGAGCACAAGACGTCGTCGGCCGACGTCGGCGCGGGCAGCGCGTACCAGACGCAGCTCGCGCTCGACGGGCAGGTGAGCCAGTACTTCGACGGCGCCGACGCGCTCGGGTTCGTGGCCGACCTGTGCGTCTACGACGTGCTGGTGAAGCCCGCGCTCAAGCCGCTGCTGGCCACGCCGGTCGAGCAGCGCCGGTACACGAAGGGCAAGCCGGCCACGCGCACCAAGCCCGCCGAGCCCCCGCGGCTCGACGCGCGCCAGCGCGAGGAGGACGAGAGTCCCGCGGCGTACGAGCAGCGGCTGCTGGGGGCGATGGCGGCCGAGCCGCACCGCTACGGGGCGCAGATCGAGGTGCCGCGCCTCGAGGACGAGCGCGCCGAGTACCGCTTCGACGTCTGGCAGCTCGCCGAGCTGATCCGGTTCTCCGAGCGCACCGGCCGCGCGCCGAAGAACCCGGACGCGTGCTTCAAGCACGGCAGCCCCTGCAGCTTTCTCGACGTCTGCCTGCGCGCCGCGTCGCTCGACGACCCGACGCGCTTCGTCCGGCTGGCCGACGTGCACCGCGAGCTGCGCGAGCAGCCCGCGGCGTGAATCACCGCGCGGGACCGTCGCCCCGCGCACCACCGCCCGAAAGAGGAGGGCATTGAGCATGACGACAACACCGACCGCTGCTTCACCACCACCCCCGCGGCCCGGCGCCAAGCCCGGGCCGACGCCCGCCCCGCGGCGCATGACGCTCGAGGCGATCACGCAGGCGAGCGGCCAGGCCCCGCTGCGCGTGCTGCTGCTCGGCCCCGAGGGCATCGGCAAGACCACGTTCGGCGCCGCCGCGCCGACGCCCGTGTTCCTCGGCCCCGAGGGCGGTACGAGCTTCCTCGCGGTGAAGCCCAAGAGCTTCCCGGAGCCGCGCAGCTGGGCCGACGTGCTCGACGCCGTGCGCGAGCTGATCGACCGGCCGAGCCCGTTCCAGACGCTCGTGCTCGACACGCTCGACTGGCTCGAGCCGCTCTGCTGGAAGCACGTCTGCGAGAAGAACCGCAAGGCCAACATCGAGGCGTTCGGGTTCGGCAAGGGCTACGTCGCCGCGCTCGACGAGTGGCGGCACCTGGTCGGCGGACTCGAGAAGCTCCGGCGCGCGCGCGGCATGCACGTCGTGATGCTCGCGCACACGCAGATCAAGACGTTCAAGAACCCCGAGGGCGAGGACTACGACCGCTTCAACCTGAAGCTCAACGAGAAGGCCGGCGGGCTGCTCAAGGAGTGGTCCGACGCGGTGCTCTTCGCCAACTACAAGACCCACGTGACGCGCGACGAGGACGCGCCGCGCGCCAAGGGCTACGCGGGCGGCGCGCGCTTCATCTACACCGAGCGCCGCGCGGCGTTCGACGCCAAGAACCGCTTCGGGCTCCCGTTCGAGATGCCGCTCGAGTGGGACGCGTTCTTCGCCGCGTACGAGGCGCACGGCTCGGGCGCCGCGGCGAAGGCCGTGCGCGCCGAGCTCGACGAGGCGATCGCGCGCGTGCGCGACGAGGCCGTGCGGGCGCGACTGCTCGCCGCCGCCGACGCGGCCGGCGACGACACGTCGCGCCTGCGCGTCGGGCTCAACAAGGTCAGCGCGCTGCTCGCGGCGCAGGCGGACGCCGACGCGCAGGCGGCGGCGCAGGACGACGACAACGACAACGGCGACAACGACTCCACGAAAGAAGGTGTGTGATGGGACTCGCAGACGGAACGTATCCGGGCAAGGCGACGTGCTGGGGGCTGAGCGAGACGAAGAACGGCGATCCGCAGATGCAGGTCGAGTTTCAGCTCGCCGACGCGGACGGCAATCCGCACACGCTCAACTGGTTCGGCTCGTTCGCCAACGAGAAGGCCGAGCAGATCACGATCAAGGCCCTGCGCACGATGGGCTGGACCGGCGACGACCTGGTGCACATCGACGCGCTGCCGAACGACGTGCAGCTCGTCGTGGTCAACGAGGAGTACCCCGAGGGCAGCGGCGTGTGGAGCACCAAGATCCGCTGGGTCAACGCCGCCGGCGGCATCACGCGCCCGCTCGACGAGGGCAAGGCGGCGAGCTTCGCCGAGCGCATGAAGGCGCGGATCGCGGCGTTCGACGCGAAGAACCCGGCGCTCAAGGTGCAGCGCGCGGCGCCCCCGCCCGCAGCTCGCCCCGCCCCTGCGCCGCGCCCGGCGGCCGCGCAGCCCGCGCGCCGCGCGCCGGCGCCGAGCAACGGGAGCGAGGTGCCGATCGGTGAACCGCCGCCCGGGGCCAGCGACTTCGACTTCTAGCGACACGACAGCGCGCGGCCGGAGGCCTTCGCGCGGGGTCGCAACCCGCGGCGCGCTCCAACACCCCGAGCCCCAGGAGCACGACACCGATGGCCCGACTCCCGAAGCGCGAGCCCCTCCGCCCGAGCAGCCGCGAGCTGCCGCGCGGCCGGCTGCTGAGCATCGCCTACGCCGACGGCCTCACGATCGCGTACCACGTGCCCCGCGAGGGGGGGCCTCGCTCGCCCTCGCCGAGGTCGACGGGACGCCGGTGGCCTGGCGACGCGGGAGCGTCTGGCGCTGGTGGGGGCGGCGCGTGCGCGTGCTGGACGACGCCGACCGCCGCCGGCTCGAGGGGACGCCCGCGCTCGCGACGGCGCGGCCGGCGGGGGTCGTGCGCGGGCCGCGCGCGAAGCCCGCGCCGGCCGCCGTGCTGCCGGGGGCTGAAGCTGCGTACGCCGTGACCATCGCCGCCACCACGAAGAACGCCAGGAGGACGCCGTGACCGCTGAAGAGATGACCGCCGCCGTCGACCGCATCGTGAAGCTCGCGCACGCGCTGACGCAGCTGAAAGAGCAGCTCGCGCGCTGCGAGGGCGTGACCGCCCACACGCGCGCGGTGCTCGCGAGCGCGCAGGCCGCGCACCGCCGGGCGGAGGACGACGAGGAGGCGGCGCGCGCGGCGCTGGTGGCGGCGCTCTGCGCCGCACCCGACGCAGCGCCGCCGCCCGCCGACGTGCCGCCGGTACTCTCCCCCGAGCGGGCCACGTCGCCCGCGCAGCACCAGGTCGACGAACGGGACACGAAGCCGGAGCACGTGTCCGCCGCGGATCCCGACGGGCCGGTCACCATCACCGTGCTCGAGGAAGACCTCGATCGGCTGATCGCCGACAAGGCCGTGGCCGACGCGATCTGCTGGACCGGCGAAGAGACGGAGATCGAGTGGCTGTCGGCGGGCAACGAGTTCGGCTACCGCCAGGGGCGCCCGGTCGTGGCGAGCGACGCCGTGGACGGCGATGACCTCGCGCGGATCCGCCGCGTGCTGGGTCGCGCGGGGATCTGGTGGGTCGAGGCGATCCCGGGCCCGGGCGGCAAGGTGCTGCGCGAGATCGAGGCCGCGCCGCGGAAGCCGCACGCCGACGGTCCGGCCGAGGCCGCGAGGCCGGCGAAGAACGCGCGCAAGCCGCGCCCGTCGGAGTGCTGGACCGTGTGGACGCGCCTGCTCCACGGCGGCGAGCGCGAGGCGTTCAAGGGGACGAAGACCGACGCGGAGAAGAGGTACCGCGAGCTCGAGGCGGCGGGCGTCGACGAGGGCGAACGCATCGAACTGCGCACGCCGAAGGGCGACATGCTGGTGTACGTCGAGACGCCGGTGAGCAAGGAGCCGCCGCCGGAGGCTCCGTACCTGCCCGGCGTGGTGTTCTCCATCTCGCGGGAGGACTACGACCGGCACCACGACGGCAGTCACCGCGACGAGCCCTCGCTGCATGGTCCGCAGGAGCACGGCCCGGGCCTCGCGTGGGACGACGACGAGACGGGCACGCGCAAGGTCTCAGGCGTGGTGATCCCGCCCGCGCGGATCGCGGCCGTGCGGGCCGTGCTCGCGCGAGACGGCATCGCCGCGGAGGAACACCCCTTCGCGGCACCCGCGCCGTCGTCCACCCACGTCGCGCTCTCGGTGCGGTACGCCGCATGGCACACGCTCGACAAGCGCGCGCAGGCGCGCCTCGAGAACCCGCTGCCGAGCGCCGCACCGAAGAAGAAGCGCGCCTCGCACGAGGCGCCCGAGGTCGACTTCTCCGCCGGGGAGTGGCCGAATAGCTCGGACGAAGCCTACGGCGCCTCGGTGATCTCGTGCGCGCCGATCCCGCGCGAGGACGCGCGCGTCGCGGCCGTCCAGGCGGTCGCCGCCGATCTGGGCATCGGCCTCCGCGTGCAGGCCGCGCCGGTCTGGACGTGCCTGCGGTGCCACAGGGAGCACCTCGCGGGCTCGGGCGACCGCGTCACGCTGACCCATTACGGCGAACTCGCGTGCGGCGGGCTGTGCCCGGCCTGCGACGACGAGATCGACGCGAACCGACAGAAGCTCGCCGAGGCTGCGAAGCAGCGCGCCGCGGAGAAGGAAGCCAAGAAGTCCGCGAAGCAGGCCGAGCGCGCGGCGACGAAGCCGGCGGCGACGAAGCGCGAGCGTACGCCGAAGGAGACCCCGGCCCTGATCCCGCCGCCGGCGACGGAGCGTCCGTGGCGCATCGAGGCGAGGCGCGCAGGGAGCGATGTCTGGGAAGACCTCGGGCCGGCGGCGGACGCGCTCGACGCGCGCGAGGGGTTCGACCTCGCGCTGCGCGGCAGCGACCCGGGCGACCACGTCCGGCTGCTCCAGCCCGACGGCGTCGTGGCCCGGGAAGAGACCGTGGTCACGGCCGACGCCGGCGGGGCGCTCGAGAGCAGGGTGGTCGAGGTCACGCCTGCCGAGAGCGCTCCCGACGACGCCGTTCCGGCCGACGACGCCGCGCCCGAGGACCTGGCCGTCGACACCTTCCGCCGCGCGATCCGCGAGGCCTGGGGTGTGGCCGCGCTTCGCGCTGTCAGCGAGGCGTTCCGGACGGCGTTCACCGCGGGCACGATCACGCAGGAGCAGTGGTTCCGCCTCTGCGACGAGCACGACGCGCGGCTGCACAAGATCCCGCTGGCGCGCCGCAACGGCGAGACGAAGTTGCTCGACGCGCCGGACTTCGGCGCGCTGTGCGACGCGTGGCACCAGTTCGTGCCGACCCTCGACGTGAGCGTGTTCGACCTCGAGCGGCTGCGCGCGATCTTCGAAGCGCGGGCCGCGGAGCTGCGCCCCGCCACGCCCGACGTCGACGACAGCCCCGACGAGCTCGTGCGCACGGCGAGGCACGACCACGTCGTCGTTGCGCGCGAGCCGGGCAGGCCGTGGGAGCGGATCGCGGACACGGTCACGAAGGCCGGCGCGCTCACCGCGTACAAGGGTGCGCTGCGCAAGCACGCGCGCGCCAAGGGCGCCGAGGCGCGGCGGTTCGAGAAGAGGCTGCCGAAGGACGCGTGGGTCTCGAGCGGCGACGTCCCGAAGCGCGCGAGCAAGCCGGCGGGCGCGGCCGCGGAGAGCGCCGGAGGTGCACTGTGAGCCCCCTCCGCGTCTACATCGCCACGCGCCTGCACCTCGCGGCCCGGGCGCGCGCGCTCGCGAGCAAGCTCACCGCGACGGGCTACGTGGTCACCAGCCGGTGGCACGCCGAGGACCGCGACGCGGCGTACGAGGCCGGGCTGCCGCGCGAGCAGCGCCGCGCCATCGCCGCGATGAACGCCGCTGACATCGCGCGCGCCGAGGCGTTCGTGCTGCTCGCCGGCGGCGGCATGCAGGGCGCGCTCGTCGAGATCGGGCTGGCCCACGGGATGGGCCGCTTCGTCGTCGTCCAGGGCGACCCGAGCACCATGACCTTGATGGCGGACCTGCCCGGCGTGCACTTCGTCGAGTCCGAGGTCGAGGTGCGCGGGTACCTGCACGGGCTCGCGGAGAGCCGTCCGCAGTGGAACGGGCTCGGTGGTGTCGTCAGCGCGGAGGACGCGCTATGAGCCCCGCCGTCCGTCGATACCTCGAGGCGCTCGCGGCCAAGGTCGCCGCCGACCTCGCGAGCGACCAGGCCGCGCGCGACGCGCGCGAGGTCCACGCGCGGCTCACCCCCCGCCGAGCGCGCGGAGTTGCACGCGCTGCGGGACCGCGTGTTGCGGGCGCTGCCGGGCGGTGCGTCGTGAGCTGGCTCGACGCACGCTCGTGGCTCGAGCTGGCCGTGCTCGCGGCGCTCGTGGTGCTCACCGCGTGGCGCGTGAGCGGCGGAGGGCGCGATGGCCGCTGAGCGCGACATGAAGCCCGCACCCGCGGCGGTGCGCTCCAAGCGCCGCCCGGCCGTGCGCGCCACGCGGCTGCCCGACGCCGCGGCCGAGCAGCTCGCGCAGCTGCGCCAGGTCCTCGGCGAGGACGCGCCCGCCGAGGACGGCGCCGGTGAGCTGCTCGCCGCGCTGTGGGAGATGCGGTGCTGGCCGTACGGCTCGCGCGAGCACAAGCGCGCGGAGACGCGCGTGGCGCTCGCGTTCGACGCGGCGATGGACGGGGCGACGCGCCATGACGCCCCTGTCACCGCCCTGCTCGCGTTCGAGCGCTGGCGCCGCGCGCTCACCGCCGCTGGCTTCCGCGTACTCGCCGACGGGTGTGCGCCGTGACCCGCCTCGAGCAGATCGGCGGCGAGCCCTTCCGCGCGCTCGTCGCGCAGACCGGCGGGCACGTGTGCTACGCCGACGGCTGCTATTGGCTCGCCGGTGCTTGGCGCTGCAGCTACCAGCTCACCAACGCTGGCGGCCCCGCGCGGGCGCACCTCGAGCTGGCGACGCGGCGGGTGCAACACGTCGTGGACGCGCGCGCCCGCGGCGAGTCGATCGCGCACCGGGTCGGCGAGCTGCTGCAGGACCTGCGCGAGATCGACCCGCGCATGATGATGCGTCGCCCCGGGTTCCCGTTCGGCGCGTTCGCCCACGTCGACCTCGACACGCTCGACTCCGCGGTCGCGAGCTCGTTCGGCACGACGCGCGTGTCGCTCTTTCTCTGGACCGGCGAGCGCGTCGAAGCCGAGGCGCCCGTGCTTTCGATGGCGGTCGACGCGCTCGAGGCGCGCGCCCGCGAGGTCCTGCAGCTCGGGCCGCAGCTCCGCGTGATCCAGGGTGGCGCGACGGAGGGCCCCCAGCCATGACCGCCCGCCCCCTCGACCTGGCGGCGCTCGAGCCGCTGCTGGACATCATCGCGGCGAAGGTCGCGGCGCGCATCGTCGCCCACCAGGGCGCGAGCGCAGCGCCGCCGCCGGCGCACTATCACCAGGACGACGCGCCGGTGAGCAAGCGCGTGTTCCTCGCGGCCGCGCGCGCCGGCGCGTTCCCGAGCAGCAAGCGCGGCAAGCGCGTCTTTGCCCTCCGCGCCGACGTCGACGCCTGGGTCGCGGCCGGCAAGCGCGTGCCGCGTGCGTCGACGCCCGCGCCGGCGGAGAATGCGGCGGTGCACCCGCCGAGCCCTCCTGCGATCGACACCAGCGACGAAGCGTTGCTCGCCCAGGCGGGCGTGCGGCTGACGAGAGGAGCGCGCCGTGGGACGTAAGGCAACGGGCACGGTGGAGTGGGCCGAGGATCACTGGCGGGCGCGGATCACGCTGCCCGGCGGCAAGCGCCGGTGGGTGAGGCTGCCGCCGACCATCGTCACCGAGGAGCAGGCCAAGGCGAAGGCCGCGTCGCTCTCGCAGCTCGCGCGCGACCGCGGCGGCGTGGTGGCCGCGGACGTCGCGGCGCCGGCGCCGACGGGCGAGACGGTGCAGCAGTGGTGGGAGCGCTGGGCGAAGCGCCGCGCCGACAGCGGCATGACCAGCGCGCGTCCCACCGCGAGCTACGCCCGCACGCACATCCTGCCGCGCCTCGGCCCGCTGAAGATGGCCGAGGTCCAGCGCGAGCACCTGGAGGACCTCGTGGCCGCGCTCGACGAGCTGGTGGAGCAGGAAGAGCTCTCGGGCAAGTCCGCGCGCAACATCTGGGGCGTCGCGACGAAGATGTTCCGCGACGCGTGCGCGTCGAAGCGCCGCGAGTTCCGCGCGCGCGGCGACAACCCCGCGGTGGGCGTCGCGCCGCCGGAGCCGGGCGACGAGAAGGAGCTGCAGTTCCTCTACCCGGACGAGCTCGTCGCGCTCGCGGCCTGCCCCGAGGTCCCGCACCGCTTCGCGCAGCTCTGCGCGCTCGCGACGGGGCTCTTCCCGCGGCCCGGGGAGCTCGAGGTGCTGGACTGCGACTCGATCGACCTGGCGCACGACACGATCCACTGGCACCGCGCGAAGGACGACGTGACGGGCGAGACGAAGGAGATCAAGACCGGCGCCGCGCGCCGCGTGCCGATCGAGCCGAGCGTGCGCCCGCTCGTCGAGCTGCTCCACCGCGAGGCCGGCGGCCGGGGCCTGCTCGTGCCGTGGATGCACGCGGAGCGCGAGCTCACGCCGCTGCTGCGCGCCGCGCTGAAGCTCGCGGGCGTCGCCCGCGGCGAGCTCTTCGCGCGCGACGCGACGCGCAACCCGATCCGGTTCTACGACCTGCGCGCCTCGGGCATCACGTGGATGGCCTGCCGCGGGGACGCGCCGCAGCGCATGATGCAGCGCGCGGGGCACAAGACGTTCTCGACCACGCTGCGCTACGTCCGCACGGCGGAGGCGCTGGGCTCCAACTTCGGGACGCCCTTCCCGCCCCTGCCCGCGCGGCTGCTGATTCCGTCCGTGAATCGTCCCAGCGCGGCGACGCCAGAAACACAAAAGCCCCGGCAGGGCCGAGGCTTTCGTATGGTTGCGGGGGTAGGATTTGAACCTCCGCAGGCGCCGCGCGACGGGTCGCACGACGCGACGCCACTCGACAATCCGGCGCCCCCCTCGCCGCCCGACGCGACCCGTCACGACCCAGCGGACGATATCCGGACGCTATCCGGCACCGCGCACCACACGTGGGCCGAGGCCCTCGACGCGCTCGCGGGGTACCCGCCGGGTACGCCCGAGCGGGCGCTCGCAGCCCGCCTGATTGAGTACCACCTCGGCGGCGCGGCGGGGGCCCTCGATGGGAACTGAACGCATCGGCGTGTGCGAGCTGCGCTCGGCGTGCATCGACGTCCGCCCGCGCCGTGGGGGGCCCGGCCACTTCGTGACGGTCTGGCGTGGGGCGGAGTATGTGCGCGCGCTCGCGGTCCCGGTGTCCTCGGGGCGCCGCTACTGGAACAGTCCGTTCGTCGACGACGCGCGCCTGGCAGAGATCGCCGAGTCCGACGCGGTGCGGTTCGCGCTGGCCCTCGCGACGGAGGACGACGATGTCGCGCCCTTCTGACGCCGTGAGTCTTCTGCCGTTGCATCACGCACTCGCGGCCCTGCTGGGGCCGCCAGAAGTGGCGACGCTCCCGTACGAGTGGGCGCTCGCGGCAACGATCGAGCCGCAGGCGGCGCTCGAGCGGGCGTGGCGGGCGTGTGTCGACCCATGGCGGATGCGGCGTGCCTGCTTCGAGCTCAACCAGCGCGACCTCGACGAGCGCGTGCGTTGCGCCTGGATCGAAGCGGGCGACGTCGCCCACCGACAGGCTGCCGACGCCATCCGCGCAACCGTGCCGTGCCCCGTGCTCAGCGAGGCTGCGCCGTGAACCGCGCGCGACGCCAGCGCCGCCGGCGGCAATCGCTGCGAGGACTGCTCGCGCGGCTGCAGCGCGCCGCGGCGGCCGTGCTCGATCCGACGATGCCGCGCGACCGGGCCGAGCGCGCGCTGCGCGAGCTGGTGACCGAGGCCGAGAACGTATTGGCGCGCTGAGCGCGCGCCGGAAGGGACGGTGGGTGATGAAGGCGATCCGGGTCGAGCGCTGGCGCGCGACGAAGACGAGCGGCGAGACCTTCGACGTGCGCGTGGAGGTCGCGGTGTCCGACCACGACGGCGAGACGCCGCTCTACGCCGCGGAGCGAGACCTCGCCAGGGGCATGGCGTGCAGCGAGTTGTGCGAGGGACCGATCGAGGCCGTGGGCCAGGTCTGCGACGGCGACGACGTGCCCGTCGTGCGGGTCGAGCGGGTTGCGGAGCAGTGGTAGCGGCGGCGCCGAGCGCGCCGGAAGGGACGGTGGGTGATGGCAGGTATCGATTACGAGGGCGATCTTCGGCGCGCGGTCAGCGACGACGGCTTTGAGGACTATGGCGAGCTGATGCGCATCGTGCACGAGCACGTGGCGCTCGCCGGGAAGGTCCGCGCGTTTCTCGACGTGCCGCGCGGCGAAGAGGGCGGAGCGTTCGACTCGCTGGCGAGCGAACACGAGCGCCTCAACGTGGCCATCGACGAGGCGCTAGTGGCGCTCGGCATACCGCGCAACACGCCCGTCAGCCTCTGCGCCGACGATGAACTGCGCGCCCTCACGGACGCGATCGCGGCGCGGAAGCGCGCCATCGACGCGCTCTCGGCGCCGGTCCCGATGCTGCTCACGTGCCCTGCGTGCAACGCGCGGCACATCGACGAGGGCGAGTTCGCAACGAAGGTGCACCACACGCACTCGTGCCAGCACTGCGGCATGACCTGGCGGCCGGCGGTGGTGGCCACCGTGGGCGTGCGATTCCTGCCCGGGTTCAAGAACGCGGAGCCGTCCGTTGAGCGGCCGCCGTTCAACACGATGGTGCCGACGCTCGACGCGACCGACCGGAGTCGCCGATGAACGGCACGGCGCCCGAGTGCATCTGCGACGGCAACGGCAGCGTGCCGTGCTGGAACGGCTGCGACGAGGGCTACTTCCACGACTGCGGCGAGGACACCTGCTGTTGCCTCGATCCCGAGGCGGACGACCTGGTGCCGTGCGAGGTCTGCCACGGCCACGGCGAGATCCGCTGCGGCGCGCACGACGACGGTCACGACGAGCCGCCCGACACCGACGCGAGGACCCCGTGAGCCGCCGCCGCTGGCACCCGCCGCACGTCCCCTCGCCGCGCGAGCGCTGGGCCGAGCGCGTCGCGAGCCGGGCCTGCGAGCGCGCGGGCATCCCCGACGAGATCGCGGGCGACGAGTACCCGGAGATCGCCTGGAAGGGCGCGGTGGAGGCTGTCGCGCGGCTGCTCCTGCGCCAGCGCGACGACCTGATCCCGACGGCGCGGCTCGGCCCCATCACCGCGATCGAGCTGCGTGAGCGGATGCACGAGCGCGCGTGGCGCGACCGAGTAGAGACGGCCGCGCGGGAGCCGCTGCCCACCACGTACAGCGAAGAGGACATCCCGTTCTGACGGGCTGCACCACGAGAGGAGCGATCGACAATGCTCGACGAGGAATGCCCCAAGTGCCGCTACCGAGTCGGTCACTCCCCCGACTGCGGCCGGGACGAGTCGCTGCCGTGCGCGACCTGCCACGATGACCCGGGCACGCGCTGGTGCGGACGCTGCGGGCGTGGCTGCGACCCTGTGCCCGCGTACATCCAGCGCGAGCTCAACGCCCTGCGCACGCAGCTCGCGGAGCGCACGCGCGAGCGCGACGAGGCGGGGCGAGAGCTTGCCCACACGCGCGGGTTGCTCGCGTCGGCAGAGTCCGTGGCGAGCGGGTGGCGCACGGAGTGCCACAACGCCGACGAGCGCGCCCTGAAGATGCGGCAGGCGCGCGATGCCGCCCTTGCGCACGTCGCGACGCTGCGCGGGGCGCTGCGTTACCTGCGCCGGTGCGACGACTGCCACGCCGAGATCGCCACGACGGCGTTCGGCTGCAACGTCTACTGCGACGGGCACGCGCACGCGCAGTGCCGCGACCTGCCGTACGCCGAGGAAGTCCGCGCGCTCGCCGCCGCCGACGCGGCGGCACAGACCGCAGGCTAACCGCCCGGAGCTCTTGACCCGCGTCCCAGCCAACTGCCGGACTACGTCCGCTCCTCTCTGTCGATCACTCGACGCCGGATTCTTCCGCTGCGCATCGTGCGCTCACGGAGGTGCGCATGCGGGTGCGGATCGTCGAGGTGATGCGGGGGCGGGAAACAGTGGTGGCGGTGCAGAGCCTGCGGAGCGGCCGAGTACTCCACGCGTGCGCTGGCGTGGGCGTCGCCGGTGCCGCGCTCGCAGCGGTCGAAGCGGTCGCCTACTGCGGGCGCAAGGGGCACGTGATCGTCACGCCCGATGCCGGTCCCCTGGCGCCTGCGAACGCGGAGTGCGCGGCGTGATCACGCTGCAGCTCGGCGCCGTGCACCTGGTCGTGCGCCGCGGCGAGAGCACCGCGCGGCTGGTCGCGTGGGTACACGTCGCCCGAGCGCTGCGCTTCGCGGTGGTGGCGAATGGATAGCGCCGAGAAAATCGACCGCGCGAATCCCCCGTGATCCCGCTAGCTAGCGCTAAAGCTAGCGCTGTCGAGAGCTGCTAGCGCTTGCGCTAGCTAGCGCCGTGGCTATCGTCTGTCGTGTCGGGCACGGTGCCCGGCGCGGAGGGTGTGACGATGGCGATCGAGCTGAACGGGTGCGAGGCGGCGGTGCGGACGGGCTGGCACGGGCCGTACACGGCGGCGCAGTACGAGGCCGCGGCCGAGCGCGTGGTGTCGCGCGCGGCGCAGAAGCGCAACGGCGGCAGCTGGGGCGAGCGACTGCCGAAGGCGGCGCCCGCGGATCTCGTGGAGCAGCTCGCGCACGAGCACGCCGCGGCGCGCGGGCTCGTGCCCTGCACCGACGCGTGCCGCGCGCTGCGCCTGGCGGGCGTCGAGGTCGTGCACCTCAACACGGTCACGAGCTACGGCTACGCCTACGGCCGCGTGTACGCGCCGGCGGAGTGCGTGGCGATCGCGCGCCTCGCGCTGTCGTGGGCCGAGCGCAAGCGCCGGCTCGCGGCGTGGGCGACGGGCGACGCCTTCGCGCGCTCGGTGATCCGCACCGACGTGCTCGGGTTCATGGTGGCCGCGTGAGCCTCGCCGCGATCGACCCCCGCGCCGTCGCGCGCGACACCCTCGCGGCGCTGCTGCGCCACCGCATCCACGTCGAGCAGAAGCTCGCGCCCGCGGCGGTGCCGGACCACGACGGCGCACTCCAGGCGCTCCGCGAGACGAAGCTCGAATGGGCGACGCTGCTCGACGGCAGCAAAGCCGCCGAGGCGCTCGCGCTCCGCGCGTTCGGCCGCGGCGTGCAGGCTACGCGGTTCGACGAGAGCGACGCGGAGCGGCTCGTCGACGGGAGCGAGCTCGGGCTGACGCTGCAGGCGCTCGTCGTGTTCGCGCAGCGCGGGCGGGCGTGGGACTGGGGCGCGGACGCAACGATGGCCGGCGAGGCCGTCACCGAGGTCTGCGGGCTGCTCCGGCCGCTGAGCGCCGCGCTGCCGCTCGACGACGCGCGGGGCGACCTCGGCGTCGCGCTGCGCGCAGTCTGGACGCGGGTGCAACTGGCAGGCGGGTCGCCGGTCGCGCAGCGCTGGCTCGCGGACCTCGCGGGCGTGAGCGACGGCCGCGTGCGCCAGGAGATCACCGCGGGCGCGCTCAAGCGCGTGCGGACGGCGAAGGGCGCGCGCTCGGCCGACCGCGGCTGGATCACCGCAGCGAGCGCGCGGGCGTGGCTCGCGACGCGGGGCGTCGCGGGGTACGCGGACGCTGGCGCGGAGGGCGAGTGATGGACGCCGTGGCGCTAGCCGTGCGTCTGGCGATCGAGGGCGCGGCCCTGATCGCGGGTGCCGACGCGGAGACCGCGACTGCTCTCCGCCCCATCGCCTGGGCGCTGCCTCGTGAGACCGAGGCCGACCGGGCGCGGCTCGCAACCCTGCGCGACGCCGCCGAGGCGGCGCTGCGCCTGGAGATCCGCTCGCCCGCGGGTGCGTTCAAGCTCGGCGCGGGCGACGCGACCGAGCTCGAAGCCGAGCTCGAGCGCCTGTGGTACACGCTGCGGGCGCGGCTCGCGGGGGCGGCCGTCGACGCCGGCAGCGACGACGCGTACTGGGAGCGCGTCTACCGCGAGCGCGAGGCGCAAGCGCTCGAGGACCCGTGGGAGCACGCGGTCGACGACGTGTGATCAATGAGGGGATTGCTCCGCCCCGCAGGACGCGGGCGGCTGCACCAGGGCAGTGCGAGGATGGGGGTCGCGGAGGGTCGTACGCTACTCTTCGTAGGGCTCGAACGTCACGAGGTACGTCTTGCCCTGCTCGAAGGCCTCGGCCGCGGCCGGGTTGGTGATCTGCATCGAGATCGACCCCGAGGGGGTGTACTTCGACCAGTCGTTGACGCGCTTCCAGCCCTCGCCCGAGGTGTCCTCGGGGCTCTTCGTCTCGCCCGGCTTCATCGGCATGGCGTAGGGCGGGTGCATCTGCACCTGCTCGCCGCCGCACTGGTCGGGCGCCTTGCTGTGGACCTTGAACACTGCGGTGATCTTCATGGGTCTGTGCTCTCCAATCGCGCCAGCTCGCGAGAGCCGGCAGTGAAATCGTCAGTGGCCCGCGGATTCACGTTCCGCCCGTCGGCGCTCGGTCTCCCGGTCGCGCTCGCGCGCGAGCTGCCAGAGCAGCCGCCCGGGCCCGGTGAGCAGCACGACGGCGGCCCCGAGGGCGAAGAGCGCGCGGCGGATCACGGTGCGACCATCACGCCGCGCAGCTCGGGGGCGTGCGCGTCGAGCCAGGGAAGCGCGAGGCGCCAGCTCGCGGTGACGGGCGCGCCGCGCTCGATCGGCACGGCGAGCGTCACGGAGACCTCGCGCGCGTACGCGACCCACCGCACGCCCACGCCGTACTCGCCGAGCGAGTCCGCGAGGAAGTCGGCGGGGTAGCCCAGCGCGCCGCGCCACGTGAGGTAGCAGCGCTGCGCCGCGCGGGCCTCGACCTCGTACTCGACGAGCGCGCGTGGGACGGTGATGTACCGCCACGCCATACCGGGCGCGCCCTCCCGCACGTACTGCAGCGCGTGCTCGCACTCGTGGACGATCGCCCCCATCTGCACGTCGAGCGGCCACGCGTCCGTCTCGACGCCGGGCGTGTACGGCAGATAGATGCTGGCAACGGCGCCGTTCGGCCCGGGCAGGGGCAGCGTGGTCGCGCTGTTGGACAGGAAGTACTCGGGCTGCTGGATGCCGAGGACCTGGAGCACCACGGCCGCGACGCGCATCTCCGCGGCGCTGCGCTTGTCGAACACGCGCGCGTGGCAGGCGTTGGCCATCCAGCTCGTGAAGCTGGCGACCAGGTCGGCTGAGGGATGCGTCCCGGGCTGCGTCCAGCGCGTCGTGCTCGTGGGCTCGCCGCGGCACTCGGCGACCGGGTGGCACGTCAGGCCGTGGCCGTCGGCGGTGTCGCACGGCTGCCACGCCCCCGGCGTGAGCGCCCCGCAGTCGAGCCCCTCGCGCAGCTCGGACGGCGCGCCGTCGGGGGCGAGCGTCCGGATCCACGCGCCCTCGACGTGGCGGGCGGGGCTGTAGCTCGGGATCGGCGCCGGCGTCGTCGGCGCGGGTGCCGGACGACACGCGGCGATGGCCAGCGCGAGGACGAAGAGCAGCAGTCGACTCAGCATGGCGCGCGCTCCATCAGCCCGGCCACGCGAGCGCGGCGACGCGCTCCGGCCCGGGGGCGAGGTTCCAGTTGCCGCGCAGCACGAGGCGCTCGTGCGCGAGCTGCGCGTCGTCGAGGTGCGGGTCGAAGAACACCGCGGCGTCGGGCGTGGCGATCGCGCGCGCGAGCTCGAACTTCTGCCAGGTGCGCAGCACCCGGTGCACCGGGTTGTTGTGGTGGTCGGGCGTGCCGCCGGGCTTCCAGCCGCCCTGCAGGTCGGCGCACACGGCGTTGATCAGGGCGCCGAAGCGGAAGGCCTCGCCGACCGTCGCGAGCCGGGCGGCGTAGCGCTTGAAGAGCGCGACCGCGCCGCCGGGCCCCGCGCTGAACGCGGTGAACATCACGGCGACGCCCCACGGCGTGTTCCAGCCGCTCGGCGCGATCTCCGCGGGCAGGTTGCGCACGGCCGCGCGGTAGTCGTCGCGGAGCATCGCGAAGCCGACCGCGTGCTGCGCCGCGAGGTCGGCCTTCCAGCCGTCGGGCGCCATCGTCGCGGGGTGGCCGAGCGCGCGCACCACGTCGGGATCGCGCGCGAGGCGCCCCCACGCGTTGTTCGGCGCGGCGGGGTTCGGGTTCGGCGCCGGCGCGCGCGGGCGCTTCGTCGCGGGGTCGCGGTCGGCCGGGCCCGCGGGGACCTGGTAGTAGCCGACCTCGTGGAACGCGACCTCGAGGCCCTTGCCCGTCGTCGCGTCGGTCGTGTTGCTGCGCGCCGAGCCGGGCGCGATGAACGCGCACAGGATCTCGACGGGCACGCCGGCCAGCAGGCCCTGCGCCTGGAGCGCGCGCATCGCGGGCGCCTGGTCGGCGAGGCGCGCCCGCGCGCGCGTCAGCCAGTCGCGCGCGTAGCGCGAGGGAAGGTCGCTCTCGGAGTAGCCCACGTCACGCCGCCTTTCGGACCAGCAGCCAGGACAGCACCCGGCGGTTCTCGGACGATCCCCACCAGCGGCCGCTCGCGAGCTGCAGCCGCGCGCTGCCGCCGCCGTCGGTGTAGCCCGCGTCGACGGCGCCCTTCGCCAGCAGCGCCTGCGCGAACGCGTGCATGGACGCGCGCATCACGGCGAACGCCAGCGACCCGTCGCCGAGCACCGCGACACCCGCGCGCCAGACCGCGTCGCGGTTCACGCGCTCGCCGGCGACGACGGCCTTGTGGCGGATCAGCGTCGGGTAGAGCTGCACCGCGGCGCGCGCGTGCAGCGCCACGCAGTCCCCGTCGAGGACCTGGGCGACGCCTCCGACCACGCTCAGCGTGATCCCGCGCCCGTCGGTGCGCGTGCCGCCGTCGTCGTCGACGATGCCCTCGGACTCATAGAGCCGGTAGTCGAGCCTGCCGGTCGCGTAGTCCCGGTAACGCGGGTGCGCGCGATCCGTCACCTCGAACATCGGTCCGTCGAGGGCCGCGAGCGCGTCGGGGTTGCGCAGCAACGCCTCCGCGGCCGTGTGCGGGCGCGCCTGGTGGGCGCCCGCGGGATCCTCCCAGCACCCGAGCTGGGACGCTGGGAAGGGCAGCCAGATCAGCCCGCCCTCCGTCGTGGGCGCGAGCTCGGTCACGGGGATCCTCCGTCGGGCGCATCGCCGGTGAGAACGAAGCGCCCGTAGAAGTCGCGCGGGAGCGGCTCGCCGGGCGGGAGCGTCTCCCAGCAGATCGCCGCGGTGTCGTACCAGTCGTCGAGGCGCGCGACGTTGGCGCTCAGCTCGCGCCAGACGTCCGGGTCGATCGGGCGACCGCGATCGTGCGCGCTGCTGGCCCACATCGCCCACGTGAGCACGTGCTCCGCGCGATCCCAGAACGCGCTCGGCATGATGATTGGACACGCGCGGCGCGCGGGCGTGTTGCAGCGCGCGTCCGCGTTCGGCCAGCGCGGCGCGCCGGGCAGCACGCCAGGGCAGCCGACCCACGGCCGATAGGTGCCCGGCGGATCCGGGCGGTGTGCAGCGGCTGCCGGCGGCGCGGGCGGCGGCGACGCGGCCGACGCATTGAGCACGCAGCCCGCGAGCACGAGCGCGACGATGGCCAGCAGGTGCTTCATCGGTCGCTCGGCGCCGAGGGCGCGCCGTCCTCCGGTGGGAGCCCACGCTGGGCGCGCTCGATCGCGCGCGCGAGGGCCAGCTTCGACGGGTGCGGCAGGATCTCCCCGACGCGCTCGGCGTCGAGCGCCGTCATGGGATCCTCGCCGTTGAGGATGCGCTCGACGACCTTCGCCACGAGCGGCTCGAGCTCCTTGCCCAGCGCCACGAGCAGCGCGGCGGCGATGGTCTCAAACATCGGAGTCCCCTCCCGCGTCGGTGGTCACCACATCGGCCCCCGCGTCCGCGCCTTCGCACCGCGGCGCCATCTCGTCGATCACCGCGGCGACGCCGTGCGCGACCGCGGCCTGGTCGGCGCTGAGCCGGACGCCCGCGGCGGTGAGCACCCCGCCGAACACGCGCGCGTCGGCCGCGAGCTGCACCAGCGCGCGCAGCGCGAGGCAGCGGGCGGTGCCCGCGTCCGCGCCCGCGTCGTGCACGGCGTCGAGCAACGCCTCGGCGCGCACGAGCGTGGCGCTCAGCGCTTCCTCGGCGCCCTGGATGCGCCGGTAGCGCGCGTCGACGGCCGCGAACGCGGCGGGGTCGTGGGCCGCGTGCGCCTCGGCCTGGTAGGCCTGCGCGGCGGTGTCGTCGGCGACGGCCACGGCGTGCGCGGTGGCCACGAGGGCGCGGTGGGCGCGCGTCTCCCACGAGCCGGAGCAGCTCGCGGCCAGCGCGCCACCCACGAGCGCCATCGCGAGCGCGATCGCGGCGAGCCCCACGCGCGCGGCCGTCGGTGGGGGTGGTGACGTCGGTGGCGCCGGCGGCGCGCGGTACGGCGCGGTCGGGCCGGCGCCGTCGCTCGGGGGCTGCGGCGTGCGGACGACGGCCGCGGCGGCGTATGCGGCCTTCACCAGGTCGGGGAAGAGCGCGTAGAGCACCCGGACCGCGTTCACGGCGCGCGGCATGCGCGCCTCGATGGCGGCGCGCCGCGCGGGCGGCAGGCGCTTCCAGAGCACCAGACCGAAGGTGACCGCGGCGATGGCGGTGGTCTCCGGGTGGGCCACGATCCACGCGAGCAGACGGTGAACGAAGAGCATGCGAGTCGTCTCCAGTGCGCCCCGCGGGGCGCGGGGTGGTCAGTGGCCGGCGCCGAGGCGCTGCAGCACGAGCGCGGCGACGGAGCTCGAGAGCACCGCGCCGAGCGCGCCGCCGATCCAGACGATCAGCTTCAGCGTCGCGCGCATGTCCGCGTTCTCGCGGACGGCCGCGGAGAGCGCCTCCTGGCGCGCGGCGCGCTCGGTGACGGCCGCCTCCTTGACGCTGCCGAGCTCGCGCGTGAATCCATCGCGGAGGCTCGCGAGCTCGCGGACGTGGGCGTGCTCGAGCGCCGAGAGCCGCTCGTCGTGCGTCGAGGACGCGGACTCGAGCCGCGCGTGGTTCTGCAGCGCGGCCGTGAGGGTGCTCTCCATCCGCGTCGTGCGGTCGGCGATCTCGTCGAGGCGTTTGATGACGCGGTCCATGGGTCCGTGGGTCTCGTCGGGCATCGGGGCTCCGGGGCGCGGCGGCGCGCGGGTCAGTCAGACGTTGCGGGCGACGCACGGCGCGCCGCTCACGTCGGCGCCGTAGAGCTTCACGGGCCAGACGCTGGCGCTCGTGCTGCCGTCGCTGAACAGGTACGAGGTCGCGGGGACGCTGATCGGCGCCTGCGCCGTGGTGGTGTTCGCCGGGTCGCCGAGGGACGGAAACTCGAAACCGCACGAGTCGCCGCGCGACCACACGCGGATCTCGCCGAGATCCTGCGCGCCGTAGCCCAGCGACGCGCTGATGACGACGGCGCCGCCGATCGTGAGCACCCACTTATTGTCGCTGGCGCGGATCTTCAGGTGGTTATTGGCGTCGAGGTAGAGCACGTACCGATCGCTCGCGCCCGCGCTCTCGTCCTCCAGCGAGATCACGCCCGTGATCGACACGTCGAAGTAGCCGGTGCCGCACACGACGTTCGAGCCCGCGAGCGACAGCACCTTCATCCCCACGCTCGTGTCCGTGTGCGGCGGCGCGAACGTGAGCCCCTGCACCGCCTGCAGGAAGTCGAGCACGACGTCTTGCGCGTGCGAGCCGGTGGGGACGTTCGACTCCGCGGGCACCACATACTTCGCGGCGCCCGAGAGCAGCACGCCGCGCGACCACGCGGTCGTGATCGCGACCGCTCCGGGCACGTTGAGGAGTCCGTTGCTGCTGTGCTCGAGCGCGGGATACCACGTGCTCGATCCGCTCGGCGTCCGGGCCCACGCGCTGAACGCGAGCGTCGTGTCGCTGCCGTAGCTGTAGTACGCGCCGGTCTGACCAGCGGTCAGCGTCGCGCGGTGGTTGCCCGAGAGCGTGCTCCCGTCCGGGCCCGTGCCGGTGAAGCTCGCGTAGGTGCCGAGGGAGGCCGTCCAGTTGCCGTCCGCGCCCGAGTACGCGTGCGGGCTGGTCAGCAGGTTCGTGTACCCGGGCAGCACGTAGACAAACACCGCGCCCGTGCCACCGATCTCGTAATCCCAGGTGTTCGCGCCGAACGACTGCAGCGCGGTCTGGGCGCTGTTGCTGATCTGGTAGACCGTGCCCGTGCGCGCGAGCGTGAGCCCCGCGGGCGTGCTGGTGCTGTTCCAGTCCCAGGTGAACAGGTCGCCGGCGGAGGCGCGAGACGCGGCGATCACGCTGAGGGTCGGGCGCGGCATCGGCTCAGCTCCGGAGGTAGACGCCGCTCGACAGGCGCGTGATCACCACGCACGTCGCGCCCGTCGGCCAGGTGAACGAGGTCACGCCGCTGCCCGCGCCGCCGCTGTTGGCGAACTTGAACTTGCCGCTGCTGGAGAGGCTGAACGTGTGCCCCGGGGTGTTGCTCTCCGTCGTGCTCCAGAACTCCACGGTGTCGCCATCGACCCACGTGCTCTCGTCGATCGTGACCGTGAGCGTGTCGGCCGTGAGGTAGCGGCGCGGCGTGAGCGGGCCGCACGCAGCGATGCTCGAGCCGTGCGACGACGACAGCACCTTCGTCGCGCCGTCGTAGGTCGTGCGCGTGCTGCTGCTGCCGACCGTGCTGCTAGTCAGCACCGCGGCCGTGATCGTCTTCGAGTTGGCGTTGAGGGTCGCGATCAGCGGGTTCGCCACGACCGGCAGGTTCCACGCGAACGCCGTCGTGCCGGGCGTGATCGCGCCGGTCGTCGCGACCGTGACCGGGACCCCGACCGCGCCGATCGAGTTCCCCTCGGTGAGCACCACGCTCAGGCCCGCGTAGATCGAGCCGGCCGCCGTGAAGCGCGGGTCGCGCGTGAGCTTGAGCTTGTGCGAGACGTCGCCGACGACGGTGACGCGGTAGATCCCGTTGTCGACGTGCGCGCTGAGGTTGCTGTTGACGTTGACGATCACGAGGTCGTCGACGGCGGGCGTCAGCCCGTCGACCGGCACGGCGCCGACGCTGTTGGCCTCGATGACCGTGGCCGTCGCGGCGTAGCTGCTCAGGCCGGTGATCGTCATCGCGCGCGCGACGATCGCCGGAACGTCGCGCGCGCGCGCCGCGTCGGTGTCCGCGCCGGGCAGCGGCAGGTTCTTGAGCCGCTGGCCGTTGAGGTCGAACGCGCCGGTCGCGGGGTTCGCGACGCTCGGGCCCGCGCCGTAGTTGTTGGGCGTGTTCGGCATGCTAGTTCGCGATCCTTCCGCCGACGCGCAGCACGAGCGTCGCGCTGCCGCCGCCGGGCGTGCCGACGCACGTCCCGACCGGCAGCGCGAAGGTCCCCGCCGTCGTCGGCGCGACGTTGGTCAGCTTCCCGGCCGTCGCGTCGTCGAGGTAGATCTCGTCGCCGTCGACCCACGTCCCGGTCTGGACGCTGGCCGCGATCGTCGCGACGCCGTGCGTGAGGATCGTCGCCGTCGCGCCGGCGAGGCACGACGCGCTGTTGAGGCCCAGCACGCGCGCGGTGGCGCTCGCGTTCGCGCGCGCCAGGTTGATGTTGCCGCTGCCGTTGTAGACCGGCGCGCCCTGCGCGAGCGTCACGCCCGTCGTGTTGGTGCGCGTGACCGAGAAGCTCGTGCCCCCGCCCCCACCGCCGCCCGCGGTCGGGACGTAGTGGCTGCCGTCCCACGTCGGCACGTCGCCGACGCTCGGCGCGGTGTCCGCGATCGGGAAGCCGCGCAGGTACGCGCTGTCCAGCAGGTCCGCGGGTACGTTGCCGGGCGTCCACGGCCCGGGGCTGGTGTCCTCGGCGCGCGTCGAGACGTAGCTCCAGACCGGCGTCGTGAGCGTGAGCCGGCCCTCGCAGAGCGCGACGTGGCGCGGCCCGCGGTCGCTCCACGCCTCGACGACGGGCAGCCGGACGACGCCCCAGCCCGTGGCCGTGAGCGTGTTGCTCACGGCGACGCGGGGCGCGTTGCCGAGCGCGATCCACAGGCCGTCGAGGTAGCGGATCTCGAAGAAGCTCGTCGTGGCGAACGGCGCGGGGCACGCGAGCGTGCTCCACGTCTGCCCGCCGTCGCTGGACGTGTAGAGGTCCGAGCTCGTGCCCGGGGGCGTCGTGCGGTACGCGAGCACGTGGCCCGCGTCGTCCGCTTCGAGGCGCCAGTACGCCGACGCGGGGAGCGTCGTGCCGAGCAGCGTCCAGGTCGCGGTGCCGGTGCCGGCCGCGCGATAGAGCTTCCCGTCGTCGGCGACCGCGACCCAGCCCGCGGGCGTCGACGTCGACGCGGGGACGAACACCACGTCCAGCAGCGTCCCCGTCGGCGCGGTGCCGAAGGCCTGCACGGCGAAGCTCGTGCCGTCGGCGCTCCAGTAGACCGCGCTCGCGGTCCACACCACCGCGCCGTCGCTGCCGACGCGCAGCCCGCGCAGCGTGAGCGCGCCGGCGATCGTCGACGCGTTCCAGTTGTTGCCCGAGTTGCCGATGCTGGTCGTGTGCGTCCCGTCGTCGGGCCACGACCACCAGACCTTGCCGTCGCTGCCCATCACCAGCCAGCGCGTGCCCGCGGCGCAGAACGCGACCGCGACGAGGCTCCCCGAGATGTTCCCGACGCCCTGCGCCTTCCAGCTGTCGCTGCGGATCGACGTCCAGATCTTGCCCGCCTCGATCGCGACGAGGCGCCGGATCGGCCCGGCCGCGGGCTCGATCGTCAGGTCGTCGGCCGCGAGGCCGATCAGCGCGACCGCGGCGCCGCCGTCGTCGACGTCGACGCGCGTCCAGTTCGCGAGGCCCCCGCTGCGCAGGAAGTCGATCCACTGGCCGTACGTGTTGAACAGCCAGTTGAACCACTCCGCGGGCGGGCGCTCGTCGGGGAGGAACCCCGCCTGGCGCGTGTCCTCGGCGATCTCGATCCGGGCGGAGGCCGGGTCGGTCGCGAAGCGCGGGACGAGCTCGGGGCGACGCAGCATTACGCGAGCACTCCTGTCAGGTGGCCGCCCGTGCCGCCGGCGTCGGCGCCCCAGCCGCGGTTGGCGTCGGCGGTCGGCAGCAGCGAGCCCGCGGGCGCGAAGGTGAAGAGCCCACCCTCGAGCTCCCCGGTCGGCGGCGTGAAGAGCTGCAGCTGCACCCCGCCGGCCTTGCCGAGGCGGAGCACGCGGAGGAACACGTCGGCGAATCCCTCGGGCAGGAACGCGTGCGGTTCGACCACCGCGGACCCGTGGCCCTCGCGGAGCGAGAACGTGATGCCGGTCCCCTGCAGCGCGAGCGTCGCGATCGCGATCAGGTCCTCGCTGGTCCCGTTCGAGCGGCGGGCGCGGATGCCGGCGCGCAACAGCGGGCGATACAGCGCGTCGTCGAGCACGCCGCGCGCGAGCTGCACGAACTCGCCGACCTGATCGAGCTGCGCGCCGATCGCGTTCTCCAGGTCGGCCTGCAGCAGCAGGTCCCAGAACGCGTCCTCGATGTCCTGCGCCTGCGCGAGCCATGCGCGCGCGAGCGCGACGGGATCTTCGAGCTTGGCCATCTCGCGCATGAACAGCGCGAGGCCGCCCTCGACGTGATCGACGATCTTCGCGTGCGCGGTGATGCGATCGGGCTCCTGCTCGATAGGCATCAGAGCACCACCACGGTCACGCGGCTGGTGTCGAAGCTCGCGCGCTGGCGCGGGCCGATGAACACGTTCGCGGGTCGGAGCACGGAGGGACTCGTGCCGATCAGCAGCTCCACCAGGTCGTCGACGCCGGCGACGCTGACGAGGCGACCATCGAGCTTCGAGAGCACCACGTCGTCGCCGAGGCGCCGCGTCGCACCGTAGTCCACCGCGGCCTGCTTGACCGCGGCGTCGCCGGCGTAGCTCGCGCGGTCGCGCTGCACGGTCGCCCGCACGTAGATCGGGACCAGCGCGGGCTCCGTCCAGCGCACGAGGCGCGCGACGGACTGCGAGTCGAGCACCGTGGCGCTGTGGCCGACGACGGGATCGCCCCACGTCGGGATGCCCCCGGCCTTGCCCGCCCAGATCGCGTCCGCGATGCGCTGGCGCGCGTCGTCGAGGTCCGCGCCGGACAGCCCGGGCACGAACTCGACGACGGCCTCGATGGCGTGCGGCGGGCGGCCGATGCTGTCCGTGAACGCGGACTCGTTCTGGTCGACGGTGCACGACGCGAGCACGCGCTCGCCGTCGGCGTCGGTCACGCGGAGCAGGGCGCCGCGCAGCGCGTCAACGGGAGTGCTCGCCGCGGCCGAAAGCTCCTGCTCGCGGCGCACGCGCAGCGCGGGGTCCTTCTCCACCGCGTCGCCGACCGCGGCGTCGGCGCCGTTGGTCACGCCCGTCCACCCCGCGACCGGCGTCGCGATCACGGTGATGGTGCCGGCGTTCGCGACGAACGGGCCCGCCGTCTGCGCCTCGGCGCGCACCGTGACGCTCGCCGAGATGCCCGTTGCGTTGACGGCATCCTCGAGGGTCACCCAGCGGTTGTCGGGCTGACCGAGGACCTGGGCGACGGCGCCCGCCGGGATCGTCGTGCTCGCCGCGACCGTGAGCGTGAGCCGGACCTTGCCCTTGCGCGCGGGCTTGCGCGTCGTGCCGGTCAGGCGGCACTGGCCGTCGAGCGCCGCGAACGACGCGCCGCCGGGCACGCGTGCCTGGTAGAGCACGCGACCCAGCTCCCACAGCTCGGCGAGCTTCGGGATGATCGTGCCATTGAGCTGCCCGATCGGGCTCTCCGCGGACGTGTCGAGGTCGTCGGCGATGTCCGAGCGCTGCTGCGTCTCGATCTCGCTCTTCAGCTGCTCGACCGTCTTGATCGTCAGCCCAGTGGCGTCGAGGCCGGCCATCAGAGCACCCCGAGCGCGTAGGCGTCGAGCGTGACGGGCTCGCCGGTCGTCGCGCGGCCCGCGAGCGTGACCGTCGCCGCGCGCGTGCGCCGATCGAGGTCCACGCGGAACGCGTCGAGCCGCGCGAGCCCGGGACAGGTCTCCGCGACCCGGCGCAGCGTGCGGGTCATCGACGCCAGCACGTTCTTCCGCCCGAGCAGCGCGCGGTACGGCACGCCCTGCGTCGTGTCCAGGCCGTACTCCCCGAGCCACAGCCGGAAGCGCCAGCGCAGCCGCTGGCCGACGCTCTCGGCGCCGGGCGTCGTGAGGCGCGCGCGCCCGTTCTCCAGCAGGAGCTTGCCCGTCACGGGGTCGAGCGCGAGCGATCTCACGCACCCAGCGTGGCCCTCTGCGGTGGGCTACACAGCCCGCGGTTGGCACGAAAGGCCGGGACGCTGCGGCGGGGGCTAGTTCGCGAGCGGGAGGGACGTCTGGCGCGGATCGCCGTGGGCCGCGAGGTGAGCGCGCGCCTCGGCCGTGAGCTCACCGAGCTTCTGCCACGCGGCGGTCAGGCCGGCGGGGTTCTGCATCGCCAGTGCGCGGTCGTTCCACTGCGCGGCGCGCTTGACCTTGAGCTCGAGCTCTTTGCGCTTCGCGGTCCACGGGCGCGTCTTGCGCGCGTGGTAGCAGTCGGCTGCGCTCGCCACGCCGTCGAGGATCTTGCGAGCCTCGGCATCGCCGAGCAGGCCGTGCGGGTACGTCCCGGCGTCGAGCCGCGCCTGCATCTTGTCGACGCGCTCGACCAACCCGGCGAGCGCCGTGGCGTGCGCGGTCACGGTCTGCGTGAGCGGCGCGAGCGCGTCGCGGAGCGCGGCCACGATATCCACCATCGGGCCCGCGTGTCCGGGCAGCAGGCCGCGGCGCGCGAGCATGTACACGCGGATCATGTCGTCGAGGATCGCCTCGGCGACGTCGGTGCGGCACCGCGCGATGACCTTCAGCCACTGCGCTTCGGTGAGCCAGTACTCGGTGACCTCGTACTCGCGCGCCCCGCCCGTGGGCGTCTGCGAGCGTTCCACCGTGGAACGCTCGTAAATCCCCGGGAGATTCTCACCGAACGTGCGCCGGATGAGCTTGCGGACCATTCGCGGCTCCTTGAACCCGAGCCGCTCGGCGCCGTCGATATCGCGCATGCGCGGCTCGCCGTCCTCGCACGCGAGCCAGTGCGTGAACTGCCACTCGCCCACGCGCACGAGGCGGTGGGCATCGGCGCCCTCGCCCACGACGGGCGAGACGAGCGGGGTGGTCGCGTCGGCGACCTTCCAGTCAGTGTGCGGCATCGGTCTTCTCCTTCGCGGCGGACTTCTTCTCGGCGACGACGCGCTCGAGCGCGGCGGCGGTGATGGCCAGCACGGCCTGGCCGGCCAGCGCGCGGGCGAGCGTGCGCGGCGAGATGCTGAGGCCTGCGGCGGCGGCGGCCGCGCCCCCCTGCTTGTGGATCCACGCGACGAGCCGCTGTGCGGTCGCCGTGTCGATCGGGCGTTTCGTGGTCATGGTCGGAACCTCCACGCGCAAGCCTTGGCGTTGCGGCGCGAACGCGCGATGGCCGGGTGGCACGAAAGGCCGGGACACCGTCGCGAAGGGCTGCAATCGCCTGGGTTTTGCGCGCTCCGGCCGGATGGTTCACCCCTGGGGATGGCTGCGATCCGGAGGGCGGGAACCACGCAGCGGTTGCGTACACCCCTGCGAGAGCTCGACCATCCGCCCGGAGGTGACAGCATGCGGTGGCAGACGGCGGTTGCGGTGCTGGTGGGCGGCTTCGCGATTCACGGGGCGTTCGTGGCGTGCAGCGGGGCGATGGGTGGGAGCGACGGCGGCAACGACGCCCACGCGCAGAACGTGGACGGAGGATCCACCGGCCCCGTCGCGATGCAGGCGGACTGCACCCCGATCACGACCGACGCGGGTGCGCGCTACTACTATGCTGGCTTTGACGTCGCCGGGTTCGACCCCGCAAACGGCGGTGCCGTGACCGCCCGCGTTTGCGGGCTGTCATGCACAGGAGCCTCGTGCGGCTTCACCGGCGGGTCCTTCGGCGTCGCGGGCGCCACCTGCAACAACAACCCGTCCGTCTGGATGCGTCCCGGACGTATCGAGGTGTACTGCGGTGCCGACAACGATCGCGGACAGACTGCGCGGATCTGGATGCACTAGGTCCCGCGCAGCTTGGCGGCGCGCACGGTCGCGGGAGTCCACCCGGCAAGGAGCGTCTTCAGCGCCTGGCCGCCGTCGTTCGGGACGACCGTCCAGTTATCGAAGATGTTCTTCAGGTCGGTGAAGACCTGGTCGACCTTCGCCGCAAGGGCCACGAAGTCCGCCGCTGGGAATCCGCCAGCGTGCACCTTGCCGTCCGCGTCGATACGCAGGAGCGCCACGCCGTTGACCGTAACAGCCACGTAGCTCTGGCGCGTCGTCGGGTCCTGGCAGATCGCCAGCCGCGGGCCGTCGGTGTCCTGCGCGCCCAGCACGATGCCCGGGGCGTGCGTGCCGTCGCCCAGCTCGTTCGGCTGCGCGCCCGCGCTCGCGGGCCACGTGCCGGGCGCGGGGGCCACGTGCGAGAGCTTCTTGAGGACAGGCAGGTACCCCACAAGAGCCACGGCATGTGCGAGCGAGTGCCGCCGGACGTCCGCGCCCGGGTCGGTCACCTGCGTCCCGTCGCCCGACTCCCACGGGCCGGGGCTCGTCTGCTGGCAGACCACGAGCACCGAGTCGCCGACGTCGACCGGGAGGGCCAGCGCCCACCCGTGCGTGCGCGGCTGCACGACGCTCACCGCCGGCAGGATCGGCAGCGCGTCGAAGGTGTAGCTGCCGTCGTCGAGCTGGCGCGGCTCGCGCGCCATCGGCTGGACGTCGGCCTTCTGGGTGCTGGCGTCGTAGGCCACGATGCGCCCGACGAACGCCGTGTGGACGTCCTCGAGGTACCGCTCGATCCACGCCTGAATCACGTCGCCGAGGTCCGGCGTCGTCGGTCGCTCCTGGCTCGGCATCAGTGGGCCACCCTTCGCACGTCGAGGCTCGCGGTCCAGTCGCCGCCGCGCGTGTCGCCGGTGTACTCCGCGCGCTCGATCCGGTAGTCCCCGGCGAACGCCGCGCTCTCGACGTGCACGAGGCGGCCGGGCACCAGGTCGGGGATCAGCAGCGCCTTGACCTTGACCACGCCGTGCTGCCCGGCGCTCGGCGAGCCGACGAGGCCGGTGCTCGGCGCGAGGCGCACGGCCGTCGTCGCGAGCGCGCGGCCGCGCGGCAGGACCTGGAGCACGCCGTGCTGGACCGACCACGTGAGGCCCGACGCGTTGAGCAGCGCGGTCAGCTCGCGCTCGGCGTAGCCGTGCAGCGCGGTGCCCTGCGGGAACGTGTCGCCGAGCCGGTCGAGCCGCGCGTTCTGCAGCGCCTGCAGGATGTTGCCGGGCCCGACGCCCATCGCGTCGGCGAGGTAGCGCGCGACCTCTTCGACGCGCGAGTCGGGGCCGAACGCCCGCGCCGCGCGCGCCGTCTGGATCGCGTAGACGCCGTCGCCCGCCGTGAGCTTGGTGAGCCAGTCGGGCCCGTCGCGCTCGACCGTGACGTGGCGCGCGTTGCCCTGGAAGAGCAGCGACGTGCCGGTGCTCGCGTGGCCGGCCTCGACGCGCACCAGCGGCCGGCGCGCCGCCTGCGCCTCGCGGCGGTGGGTCTCGGTGAGGTTGAAGACCGTGAGCTCGCACGTGCCCGGCGTCGCGCGCAGCGAGCGCACGACCTTGAACTGCACGTCGATCGCCTCGCTCTGCAGCGTGCCGACCGTGACCCGCCAGACGTGGCGCCAGAGCTCGCTCACGCCGCGTCGGCCCCGTCGGCCTGCGTGTAGTAGACGAGTTGGAATCTTGCCCCGAGGTCCGCGAAGCCCGGATCGACGTCGCGTGCGCCGGTCAGATCGATGACGGCGAGGTCGCCCGCGGGGCGGCGCGCGTCCGTGACGCCGTAGAGCAGCGGGTAGCCCACGACGAGCGCGCAGCCGGTCGCGAGCGCCGCGCCGTCCTGGTCGGCGAC